TATCTTTTTAAAATTAACTTCTTTGTATTCAAATACCACTTCATGTAATTTTTTGACAAACTCAATTTCTTCTTCTTTTAATTCATCCTCCTTTGATATTAACTCATCGTAGGTATTTTTACATAATTGAATAGATTGAATGTTTATCATCTCCAAACACCCATTATTAAAATATCACCTTGAGTCGTAGATGTATGTGATGTAGATACGGTTCTTGTTCCAACTGAAGTTGTTTTAAAATCAGCACCAGAAATACGAATTGGTGGCTCAATGAATCCATCATATCTTTCAGTGGCATTTGTCCAAGTAACTGATATATTTTGGTCACCAACAGTGGATGTTGCAATACCAATAGCATTATTATTTAAAGAAGTTGTTGTTAATGACAAACCTGTTGACGCCGATGTAGTACTTGTTTTTCCACTATAAATCGGTGTTGTTTGATTATAATTTTCAATTCTCCACCAAGCAATGTTTGTATTATCCATTGTATTACTCCAAGTAGTTGACAAAATATTTGTCGCCGATGTTGTTACAATATAATACAAAGCATTTTGAATATGACCACTACCACCTCTTGCTTCTGATTGTTGGTCAATAAGGGTTGCACTAACACCACCAACAGTTAAAGAATTTGAAGTTCTTGAACCAGAAGAACTACCCGCAACAGATATTACAATCAAACCAATACCAGTTGTTTCTGTACCCGAAGTATAAGTTGTTAATGATGAACCATCTTGATATCCATTAACAAACGTAACCGTTGGGTTTAATGGTGTAGTTGCCGATGGTGTAGGTGTACTCGTTGGTGTTTGTGTATTAGTTTGAGTAGGTGTATTAGTTTGAGTCGGACTTGGTGTATTAGTTTGAGTCGGACTTGGTGTATTTGTTACCGTTGTGGTAGGTGTAGGTGTACTTGTTAAAGTATTTGTTGGAGTCGGACTTGGAGTAACGGGTTCAGAATCCTGTGGGACATTACCAGGAATAGATAAAACTGGTATCCATACATTTCCATTATTCTCCTTCTGACCATAAGGTTTTATCATTTCCTTATAATCTGGTTTAGTATTTCTTACTTGACGACCAATGGGTCTATATTGTCTACCGTTCCATTCCATATTATTAAATAGGCTATAAAAGAGGGGATATGAAATCCCCCCTTTAGTTTTTTGAATTTATTATTCTGCAGACACAGTAATACCCGTCATTACAGCCGCAAGGGTTGTAGTCACATCGATACGTTGTGTTGCGTTTGGTTCTCCACCTACGATTGTAAGTGCCGAGATTCCGTTAAGGTCAGAATATGCCTGACCTGTTTGTAATGTACCCGCAGTTACCAACGCACCGTTTTGGAATGCAACACTCCAATAGTTATCATTGTTATCGAGAACGATAGCGAATATATTATTTTGACTTACCAAGTTTTGGAACAAATTACGTAAACTTGCACCCATTTTTGGTAGGTTGATATTTAGGGTTGGTTCAAATACAACTGATTGAGAAGTTGTATTTACAGTGATAGCTTCTGTCAAACTTGAAGATTGTTTTACCAATTCAAATTTGTAGAATACGCCTGAACCACTGATTGCAGTGATTTCACTGTCCACGTTTGATGCCCACCCCGTGATTGTATTACCAGAACCACCAAGAATCCAAAGTGATTTTAATCCGCCAACTGACGAATTTCTGCAGTCAAGTGAGTAGCCTTCTTCTATATAGCACGACATAATTTCTAAATTTTTTTAATTTAAGTTTATTAGGATACAACTACCCATGATGCAACATCGAATACACCCACACCATAAGTTGCGTGTAAATTAATTTTGATGTCATCGCTGAATGGGTCGTACATTGATTTTACTGTCATCATTTCTGCGTTCATTCCGACCATGATGTATTGTGCAGCTCCTGCGTATAACTTGTTCTTGCCTGTCAACGCCTGTGTTGGCACAACACGAACATTGCTTCCAGGTAACATTACTGACCACTCTTCACCTGAAGTTGAACCTGCAGAATCGAATGAGAATAAGTTGATGTATGAGCTATTTCTCATAGAAGCAATCAATGCTCTGTATGAGTCGTAACCACAGTAGATAACCAAGTCTGTTCTGTGAAGGATATTCTCATCCATACTTTGATAAACCTGTGTGAAGATATCAAGTGCATTGTTTGCAGTGATTGCAGTGTATGCAACTTGAGTAGCACCATTGCCTGAAGTGATAAGATTAGTAACACCGTTGAAGCACTGATTGTCGTATTGAGTAGCACCTGTACCAGTCGAGTTAAGCCATAATTGGTATTCGATTTGGTTGGCCGTCCTGTTGCTGATATCAGTTAGGATGACCTCCTCGAAGGGAGCTGCCTCTTGAAAATTATTATTCGACAAGTACTGTGACAAATAGCTATCATACAGGTCGTAAGGACACAACTGCATGTTGGCCTTCTTATTACATAATGCAACCTCTACTACATCTTGTGTAGTGTTGCCCGTTGGGTCAAATCCGCAACTCAAGTCCTGCAGGATAACTTCGTCAGTTACATAACCAACAAGTTCTGTAGTGCCCTTAAGGTTGCTACGAACCATAGAGTACTTTGGAAGAGTTAATCCTAAAAATGCCTTGATAAGCATATCAGAACCGTACTGCTCGTAAGTTGGAAGACCACTCAAATCATAGTTGAAGTTGAAACTTCCTTTTCTGTTATTTGTTTTCATTTTAGTTATTATTTGTTTTTATTTTATTTTTTATTAAAACCACCCTTAATCAGTTCTAATTTCCAATCAAGAATATTTTCTTGTGTTGAGAATTTCTTCTCTACCACAGGCACTCTATCGGGTTGTTTTTTGAACTCTTCGAAATCTGCCTTTATGGATTCAAAATCCGTTTTGAACTTGTTGAGTTCAGATAGAAGACCTACCATTTCTGACATAGCCTCCTTCATTTTGTCCATCTCTTTTTTGTAATCTTCCAACGAACCAGTACCTTCTGAATCAGGGTATTTTACACCTGTAATAATACCTTCACCGTCTGTTACGATGACAATACCACTTTCAGTTGTATGTTCCCCTGCAGGTGCCTTAACCTTCTCACCAGATTCTGTAATGAAATAAAGTTGGTCTCCCACTTTAAATTCACCTTCAGTATCGGTTTCGATTTTGGTTCCGTCTGCAAGAACACTCGATGACATCATATCCGTTGACTCATTCTCGATTTCTGTTTCTACTTCAGTTTCAGAAGATTCCTCTTCTTTTGTTTTTTCTTCAATTTTTACGATTTTAGATTCACCATCCAATGTGATAATCAAACCTTCTCTTACCTCATGCATTCCTTCAGGAGCAGGAGATAATGTTGATTCGTTCACGATGAATAGTTCATCACCGATTTCAAAACCTTCAGTATCCTTATTATTGGTTACTTCAGTTTTTCCATCCACCAAAACTGTTGAATAAAACTTTTCTGCTTTAAAATTGAAACCTAACAAGTCCTTGATACGACTAATTGCTTCTGTTGCATTCATGTTTTTTTATTTTATTTCTTTTAGTATGTTTATTACCTGTTCCAATAAATATTCATCATTTTTTTGACGGGAAAATTTCAATAAAAAATCACCTTCAACCGATGCTCCTTTTACTTTACCAGATTTTATATACTTCCAAACTTCATCTCCTTCGGGTGTATCCAACACTTTATAACCTGCAAACCAAGTTCCGACTGGGATTTGTTCTTTAGTAAATCCTAACTCATAGGCTTTATCTTTATCACCAGTGACAATCCATGACTCAACCATAACAACATCTTGGAATTTCTTTTCTGTGTGTTCATAGTTTGTTTCCCTGTTTCTTAATTCAATCAAGAATTTCTGTGCAATTCTTTCAATACTCTCTGGTGTAAACTTCACAAAATAACGTTCTTTTGTGGTTTCATCCATTCGGGGTATGAGTATATTAGGAATCATTAACGGAGTGTAAATCATACGTTTTTCATCATTGGTAGCAAACTTCTGTTGTGACATGTTTTCTTGTGATATGATA